CATCTCTCGGTATTACTGCATATCAAGATACTACTATTTCAAATACATATGATGCGAATAGACAATTTGCTTGTGACAATGTAGCATCTTCTCTGTACACTCTATGGAACATTGTCATTGATCGAATCAATGGACGTACAGTTGATGCCACAGAATATGCAACTGTACACTTTGAAGATAGTAATAATAGGTTCTTTAATGTAGGTCATGCATATGATGATCTGCCTATTATTGAAGTTTCACCATACATCTTCAATTCTTCTGTAATTTCATTCCTTGGTGGTAACGGTTGCGAAATTGATGGTTCTAAGGTAGCAACTCCAAACGTCAAGAGACCTGGACTTCCTCCACAAGGTAAGTCGATGGTTGCTGCTGCGTTTACCATCATTTCATTTGGCGGTACAGGTTATCGAGTATTTAATGATGGATACACCCAGCTGGTTTCGGTGTTCTGTATCTTTACTCAAGATGGAGCACTGGTTGAATCTGGTGGATATGCATCACTGACCAACTCTGCATCTAACTTTGGTACATACTCTCTGAGAGCAAATGGAGTTAGAGCAGAAGCATATAGTTTCCATAAAGGTGATATTGATAACATTACGTTTAATGATGTTGGTAGACCAATCTTTACTGTTACTGGATTAGGGGAAGCTCCTCTTGAACATTATATTATTAATCCAAATGGATTTGAACTTTCAACCACTGCAGGTCAAAACCCACGCTACTTCATTGAAGTAACAGAATCTGCAACACCAACAACTCCAGTTACTGCAGAAGTTAGAGCAAATGCTAACATGAGTGTCAGAGGTAACTATAACCGTTACACTGATGCCTCGGTATGTCTTGAGAATAATGCTCGTTACATTGCAGAAGAAGCATACTTTACTACTGCAGTAACTTCTACCAATTCATTTGATCAAAATAGAAACAAGTGCATTCGTGACGTAGAAGAAATCGTTAAGGCATGGGCAACTGATATTAAGTATGATGCAAATGATGCAACATGGGATGCTGCAAAACTTTATGTGAGTGGCAGTTCAATTCAGCACGTTGCTGGATATGAAGCAGCAACCAAGGAAGTTATTGATACTGCAACAACTCTTGCCAAAAAGGCAATCAATAACTTACTGCAAATTAAAGGATCTACAGCACAAACTTCAGATTATTATGTCGCAGAATGGACTGATGAAGTTCCATACGTAGATAATACTATTATCCATGATATTTCAACTGCACCTGATTATGTAAGTGGGGATTGTGCTAACGTACAATCTGCCATTCAAACTCTTAGTGATCTGTTTGATGAAATCATTGATAATCCAAGTACAACCACTCCAATGCCAGGTGGTACAGTAAGAGAAGATGGATTCTTTACTATTAATGAATTTAATAAAGATAAACTTCAGAATCACCCAATTGACTTTATCAGACCTTCTATTTGTAACTCATCTTCGCATACCTGGGAATTCTCTGGTTCTGGTAATGATTATAATGCTCTACCACAAAATGGTGGTAAGAGAGGATCTTCAGAAACTGGTGATTTTGAACAAGTATCTCAATTAAATGGTCGTGTTTATGCATCAGGTACTGACGAACTTGGTGACTTCAAGATTGGTTATTTTGCTAACGTTGAGAACAGAACTGGTAACATCACCTTTGGTGGTACTGTTGAAATTTCTGAGGTTAGCTTCCTGAAGATTGCTGGTGGTAATGTCACTATTGAAGGATTTGGACCTGAAGTTACCTTGAATGCTATTGAACTTGGTGGTGTTGCTCCTGGTCCTTCTGACGGCATTCTGCCAACTCAAAGAGCAGTTTACCAGTACATCAATAACCAGTTAGGTATTTACATTGGTCGTACATATTCGACCACACCAACTCCAAATGCACTGGTTCAGTTAGACAACTCTGGTCGTATTAATATTGACCAACTTCCAGCACTGAGACCATTTAATATCTACACTGTTGTTGATGAAGCAGAACGTCTTGCATTTGAAGGACCTCTTGCAGGTGACATTGTTATTGAAACTGCAACTCAAGAGTTTAATTTCACATCTGCTGATATTTCTGGTAATCAATTTACCATCACTGGACATGGATTGAATACTTCTGACGCTGTTATTTACTATGAAGGTACAGGAACAGTAACTGCGCCTTCTCCACTTGTTGATGGAGAAACTTATTATGCAATTGTTATTGATACTGACACCATTGAGTTAGCATCTTCAATTACAGATGCATCTACTGGTACTAATATTACTATTTCATCTGTTGGTTCAGGAAACCATATCTTTGAAACTCAAGGAACTCCAATTTCGTTCATTCTTAATAATGACTTAGATAGTCAAATTCTTGAATTTGAACCAGATGCAAATCATGCATTCTCAAATGGTGATATTACTCTTGCATCTCCTGGTGGTGGTCAAGGTCAAGTTACTAATTTCCTCGTAGGTACAGTTAAGCAAGTTGTTGTCACTGCTGGTGGTAGTGGTTATCAAACTGGAGATACTGTAACATTCTCAACTCCTAGCGGTGGAACTGCAGCAACTGGTACACTTAATGTAAATGGTGGTGTTGTTACTTCCGTAACCTTAACTTCGGGTGGAGATAATTACTTCACTGCACCTTCTACTGCAGGTGGAACAATTACTATTACTACTTCTACTGGTGTTGGCGCTGCCCTTACTACAATTGTAAGATCTAGATTGAGTATTAATATCATCAATAACATCAAAACTGAAGTTACTGATACTATTGACGATCAAGCTCAACCAACTGCTAATACAATTACATTAGCAAATGTTATTAATACCTCAGGTTTTAATATTGATAACTGGATTCAGTTAACTTCATCTACGATTGATGCTTCGTTCATTACTTCTGGTATTATCAACCCAACTCGTCTTGCAGCAGTTACTGCACAGAATCCTGCAAGTTCTCTGACATATCTCAGAGGTGACTCTCTGTTTGCTCCAGCAGTTGCATCACTTAAGATTGGTGATGCATCTCCTGTTGTACTTGGTGGCAATAACAGTACTAGTACTTATATTAAATCAGTAGAACTTGCTGATGGTGGCGAAGGATATACGACTGGAACTTATACTGATACATCTCTCCTTGGTGGAAATGGTCAAAACTTAAAGGGAACTATTAAAGTTTCCAATGGAACTGTAAGTTCTCTGACTGTTACTAATGGTGGTACTGGTTATATTTCTACGCCAACGGTAACATTCAAGGACAATTGGACAGATCCTCAAAATCCATCAGTAATTAATGGAATTAGTGCAAGGGCATATATTTCAGGTGGTCAAGTTGTAAAGATTAATGTTCTTGATGGTGGTAGTGGACTCGGATCTAATACCCCTCTTGTTGAAATTACAGGTGGTGGCGGTGTAGACGCAACTGCGACTGCAACTGTAACTGATGGTGCAATTCAATATATTCAAATTACTGATGGTGGTGTTAATTACACTCCAACTGTTGGTAATATCTTCTTTACTATTAGTCCAAATCCAGCAATTATTGGTACTACTCCAACATCTGCTGCTGATATTGAAGCATTCTTTGCAACAATTCCAAAGCTGTTTAATGACATTACAATTGATGTAAACAGAGTTAATGGCAATACTCCAAATTCCAATAACTACAGTACTGTTGGTGTTGCTAAGTTTAGGAAATCAGATACTGGATCTGGTGTAAGAATTGGTCAATTTATCATTGGAGATGATGGTGCTATTGATATTGACCAGGGTCAAGGTTCTGGTCTTGATGCAGATACATTAGACAACCAAGATTCTAACTTCTATGTCGAGTGTGATAACTTTGTACCAGGTAGTTCACCAACACCAGGTTTGCCTGCAAATTGTCTAATTGGTACTTATGGTATTGATATTGAAGGTACTGCTGACTTTGCTGATATTACTGTCGCAAAGGATGCAAGAAGTTCAACATTCCAACCATCTAACTACTTAGCAGGTGGTCACTTACAGTGGAAAGATAATGATGCCAATCCTGGTTATGCAAATGATTGGGAATTCCTAGAAGATGGTGGGCAATATCATAGCGTACTTACTTTTAGAAGAGGTGGTACAGGAAGTACTTTCAGTGAAGGTTCTACAAATCAATTAGCATTTACTGATAACAATAACATCTTTATTAGAAATAGTGGTGCTAACCAAGTCAATGCTTTGACTATTACCACTGGTGGTTCTGGTTATCCAGATGGAATCTACTATGATGTACCTCTCGGTGGTGGCGATGGATTTGGATTAAAGGCAAATCTCACTGTAGTCAATGGTTCATTTACTCAGGTAGAACTTACAGACAAAGGTTGGGGATATAACGTTGATGGTGGTGCTAGCACTTCATTTACCGTTGTTCTTCCATTCTCATATTTTGGTGAGCAAAATACGAGACAAATTACAACCCCAGCAGTAATTACAGCATCACTTCCTGTGTATCAAAATAACGCAGGACAAAATACTTGGTCTTCTTGGAAAAAAGTTTGGCATGAGGGTAATGATGGAATTGATTCTGGATTAGATGCAGATTTCCTCCAAGGAAAAGAACTTCGCTGGTTACAAACTGCATTGAATCTTTCTGAAGATGAAACTTTAATGAATAGCAAACTGCCATCATTGATGGATGAAACTGCTTTCAATAAAGAAATTAGAATTACAGTTCCAAATCCAGCATTCCAAGTAAACAATGGTGGTCACTATGATATTTACATTGAAGGATATAATTTAACTCAAGAGCAAATTGAATCTTTAGATACAACTGCAGGTACTGGAGTATTACAAGCAGGTGTTCAATTAAACCTGTATACCGCAAACAATGTCAACGAAGGTACAGTTAAATTACTGAATAGAAAAGTTAATCTTGATCCAGCAAACTACTTGACTGGAACTCAATATGTTGAGCAAAACTATGAATGGGAAGCAAATGCAACGTTCCAAAGAAATGATCGTGTAGTATATGGTCATAACATTTATGTTGTAAACAACATTAGTTCTGGTGGATATACTGCAGGAACTGTGCCTCCAGTACATGGGAGCGGCACAGTAACTGCAACAAATGGAACTGCAGAGTTCTTATTTGAAAGAAAAGTTAATAATCCATACACGATTCTAACAGTTGAATTGCAATCTGGTAACTTAACAAGAGCTATCAGAAAAGTTGGTACTGCTACTGCACCTGCTGAGTATTATCCAGTTACAGATTTTGCTCAAACTACTGATGAATCATATGCATTAGATAAAGTAAAACTTGGATCAGATGCATCTGGAAATCCATTCTTAACTTTAGGTAATAATACTCAAGCATTATCCCCAGAAATTACCTTTAAATCATCTGGTAATGGAGTATATGATGCTAAGATTAGTATCACTGGTGGTTCATCAACCGCTGGAACTGGTGACATGGACTTTGATGTTAATACTGCATCAATTAATGGTAATATTATTTGGCACGCAGGTAACTTAGGTGTTTCTACTGGTATTGGAACTGGTAATGTTTATGATACTAATTCTAATGGTGATGCAGTATTACGTTCTGCTAATGGAGATTTTGCTGCAAGATTTATCTACGCAACAGGTACTCCTGGTGGGGATGAAGTAGGATTTAAGGGAACTGCAAGTGGTAACCTCCCACTGTCAGGTGGAACCATGAGTGGTAATATCAACTTCAACCAAGATGAAGCAGGTATTACCTGGGCAAGAAATACTGATGGTGCTTCTATTCTTTTCTACAATGATAGTGATGCTGACACAAACTCTAGATTAGAGTTTAACATCAATGATAATGGCAATGAGTTCTTCCGTTGGACTGGAACTGCGGGTGGAACTGTTAGAGAGTTCATGAGATTAACTCCTGCAACCTCTGAGTATAATGGTGCATTAAGTGTTTATGGAAGAACTTTAATTGAAGCAAGTCATACTGGATCGAATCCATACGCTCAATTAGTTGTTAAAGGTAGAGGAACTGGTGCTGACTCTTACACTGGTATCCTTCTCGATAACCCAGCAGGTCTGCAATCTCATATTAGATTTGCAGATAATGGAGATTTAAAAGCACAATGGAGATGGCAGAGTGGAACTACAGTTGACAACAAACTGAAGTTCTTCTCTTGGACAACTAATACTGACTTCTTTACCCTTGATGCTACCAATGGAAATGTTGGTATCAACACAACTACACCATCAACGGATTATAAACTTGAAGTTAACGGTGCATTTGCTGCAACAAGCAAGTCGTTCGTTATTGACCACCCAACTAAAGAAGGGTATAAGTTACGTTATGGTTCACTTGAAGGTCCAGAGCACGGCGTATATGTCCGTGGTAAGGCAGATGATGTTATCGAACTTCCAGATTATTGGACTGCTTTAGTTGATGAAGATAGCATTACCGTTCAACTCACACCGATCGGTAATCACAACTCCTGGGTAGAAAAGATTGAAAACAATCGAGTATACATAGGAGGAGGACAGTGTTTCTATTTCGTCCAAGCAGAGCGCAAGGATGTAGATAGAATCGTTGTTGAATACGAATCTAAGTGAGGAACTAACTATGGAAAGACGTTTTAAATTTACTGGTCCAGATGGAGAAATTGAGTATGACTTGGTGGAAACTGATGGCATGGAAGTAGAAATTCATGCCGAAAATATTAGAGCATATCAAGCACACCCAGACCACCCAGACGTTTGGGTGGAAGATGATGATGGTCTTTGGGAATTAATTCCACCCCTTGCATATCCAGATGACGTAAATCCAGAATAACATGCCTATCACTTGGGGACCACTAGGAGCTACTGATGGGTTGGTGTTAGCACTCGATGCTGCCAACCCAAAAAGTAATTTTAATGTAAGTACTGGATGGTACGATGTTGGACCAACTCGTAGTTATGTTGCTGCATCTTCAGGTCCAACTTTAGGAACTAGAGGTGGTGTTCAATGTATGGTATTTGATGCATTAGGTGAAAGATTTCAATCTTCTCCTGTAGGATTTGAAAGTCCAGCACGCACTTTAACATTAGAAGCATGGATATATCCAGAAGCAGATCTTGCCAGTCCTTCTGATAGAATGAATATCATTAGAGCCAATAGTGGAGGAAGTAGAGCATATCTTTCACTCAATAGATCTAATAATAAATTAAGTAACTATTGGTATGGTTCTGATAATAATGGATATCATGAAACAGTATCATTCGTTCCTGGTAGAAATACCTGGCAACATTTTGTTGGTGCTTGGGATGGTACAACTCTTAGACAATATGTAAATTATGAACACCAAGGAAGTGTCGCAACTAATACTACAAATTCAACCTTTGGAACAGAAATACAAATAGGATGGGAAGGTAATGGAAGGCAATTTGTTGGTGGAATTGCTTTAATTAGAGTATACAATAAAGCATTATCAGATGAAGAAGTATTTCGTAATTTTAATTCAACCAAAGGGAGGTTTGGATTCTAATGGCAAGTTATTCTGGACCAAACATTAATGGTAATGATACCTGCGTACTGTATCTAGATGCAGCAAATCCAAAGTCATTTCCAGGTTCTGGAAACATTTGGTATAACATGGCAAATACTACAATTCCTGATGCTGCTCCTGTATCAGGATTTAATCCGCAATGTTTTTGGAATAGTGCTGGATACTTCACTATTAATAGCAATATTGACAATCCTCAAGCAAACGCAATTCAAACAAGCACTAATAATGCACATATTTTTCATACTATTCCAAGTGAATATAGAATGGACAATAACACTCAACCAAGAACATATGAAGTTTGGTTTAGGGTAACAAGTTTAGCAGACACCAGAAATGGTCCAGTATTCAGAACCATGACTGGTACTGGATGTTCTTATGGGTGTAACGGTGGGATTGAAATTATTGGAGGACAAATTAAAGGTATGCATTATAATACTACAGATAGTTATGTATATACAGGAACAACTAATGTAGTTGAAAATAAATGGTATCATGCAGTATTAACATATGATCCATCACTAAACCCAAACAAAAGATTTTACGTTAATGGTCAGTTAGATGCAACTTTTCAAACAGTTGCATGGAACTATGGATCTGGTGGTGTTCAATATGAAATTGGATTTAATAGAAAATCCAATTCACCAAAAACATTCTGTGGTGATATTGCAGTTGTAAAAATGTATATGGATAAAGCATTAACTGCAGAAGAAGTTTATGAAAACTATGTCGGATATAAAGGGAGGTTTAACATCTAATGTCAGCACTAATCGGAAGACAAGACATCGGTTTATTTGATAATGGTTCATTTGAAAGTGGGACTGTTGCTAATTTTACTGGTGCAGGTGGATATGCATCTTCCCGAGATCCAAAAAGAGGAAATTGGCATTGGGAATCTTCTAGTAGATCTAGTGCAAATTTTTCACAGTTGGTTCCAGTGGATACTAGCAAAAGATATGTATTTTCTATTTCATCCAAAACATTTGAGAGAAGCGGGAGTGGATTATTAGGAAGACATTATATAGGATTTACTTGTTATGACGAAGATAGAAACTTTATCAGATTAGAACATTGTGGTGGTATCGGTAACAGTTATCTTTCTAGAGATCTGAATCCTGGCGATGCATATATGTATTTTACAAGTGCTAGTGGGTGGTATACTGGAGCTGATGTAACAAATCAAGCAAATTATTTTAGAAACATTGGATTGTATCCACCTACACATCCAAAATATAGTGCTCCTCATAGATACACAAGAGTAGGTACTAGAGGTGGATCTGTAGGTGGTTCTCAAATTCAATATAGATCAATGGTTCAAACTGCACAAGGAGATTGGCAGGTAGAACTTTGTGATACAAATGATAATCCAAGAAATTGGACATATAATGAACCATATCCAACTCCTGCGGGAACTCCTGTTCACAAAGGAACTGCAGGTGGAACATATAATTATGCGTTTAGTAGAAGACAATATACTGATACAGATTGGACAACTTATCAATTAATTGTAGAGGGTCCAGAATCTAGGAATAGTGGCAGAATCTTTAGGTATGATACCAAGTATATCAGATTTATGATCCTTGGAAATTATGCTCTTGCCGCATCTTCAACTCCTCCAACATATCCAATATATGGATTAGATGATCTTATATTTCTTGAAGAGAACCCAGATAGAAATTATAATTTTGTTTACTAATAAATACATTTAGGAAAAAGACGCTAAAAGATGGCAAATTCAGATAAGAATATTTTAATAACTCCGAACAGGAACCAAGCATCTGAACCTGAAATTTCTTTTGCTGGATTTGACAATCAACCTATTAGTTTAAGAGTACTTAATGACAATACTTTATCATTTCAAGGATCTAATGGTCAAGTATTTTCGGTAAGTAATAATCTTACTGATGGTATTATTTTTAGTGCTTCTGATGTTTCGGGTATTCCTGGTATCAGTTTAGATGCTGATGGTATTGTTCAATTAGCACCGTTTGGTGGTAAGGTTGCTGTTGGATTTCCAATCCCTAAAGCAACCTTAGAAGTTGCTGGTCCAGACCAAGCACCTGGTAGTGCTGCTAATACTGATACTCCAGAACCAACATTTAGAGTTACCCGATATGATGGTGGTGATGCAAGATACTGTGTTGACTTTGGTACTTATCAAGGTGGTGGATATTCTTGGGTTAGAGCAACTACAAGAAATAATCTACAGGCAGCTCATAACCTTGCCCTGCAACCAATTGATACTACGACTGCATCGGTATCGATTGGACAAACAACAGCAGATGCAAATACCAGATTACATGTAAAAACATTTGGTAATGGTGCTAGTGCAGTTGCTGCTAAGTTTGATAGTGGTGCTGAGTTTGATGCCTCTTCTATTGTAGAAATTAGAAATAGATGCACTTCCTATGGAAGAACTCAACTTAATCTGTATGGAAGAACCCAGGCAAATAACTCTTCATTTACCAATCCAAGAAATGAAATTCGTTGGTATAGGAGTTATTCGGGAACTGCAGGATCTCCAGGTGCTGATACTTTTGCGTTTAGAGATGGTGTTGAGTTAACTAATAATGTAAGATTTATCGGTAATGCTGGTGGTCAAGTCAATTTTGCCATCAATCAGGGAAACAAAGTTTACATTGGTAATGTAACTGATGCTCTTCCTAACTTTACTAATGGTGGATACAACTGGGGCGGTATTGATGGTTCATATCAATCAAGATCTCAGTTACTTGTAACAAGAGGTCACTTTGCAGATGGTCTTTGGGCACCAGGAGTGCTTACAAACTTCTGTACCTCTAGAAGTTGGACTACTGGAAATAGTTCTGCAACTGGTCACTATGAAGGAAACTTTGGGCGAAATGGTACAGATGGAGAACAGTCAAGGCAGTGGTTTGACACTCCAGGGCATGGTAGAGGTATTGTCTGGAGATGTCTGAATAATGATACTACTTCTAACTCTGACGGTGGTTGGAACAAGTACATGTATGGTGTTAACCCAGATAAAGCATATAGATCTATTGTTTGGGTTAGAAGAAATAGTAGCTCAACTAGTGGTACTTTCTATCATGGTACTGATAACGGCACTACAAGTTACCTGAGTGGTAACAATGCAAACAACCCATACTTTAACTGTTGGGGTATTGGAAACCTTGCTCAAGGTGTATGGTATCTGTCTGTTGGATATATTCATGCATATAATGATAACTCCACTCAAACATGGGGTGGCATTTATGATTCCAGAACTGGTAGAAGAACTAGAAACTATAGTTCAGCAAACGGTAACTGTGCCTCAGAATTTAAGTGGAGGGGTACAGGAACTTATAGACAGAGACAAAGGGTTTATCTATTCTATTCCACACAACCTGCTGCTGCCTTAGAATTCTGGGGTCCAAGATTTGAGGAAGTCAATGGTGAAGAACCATCGATTGGAGCACTTCTTGGTCTGAATATGACCAGACCAGAATACATGGAAGGTCTTCGTGTTGGTGGTATTAATAATGGTACTGCATGTTTCTCTAGAACCGCACGAGAAGGTTCTGGACTTGGAGGAACTGATGCAGTTGTCTATGCGAGAGATAATTCTAATAGTGATTGGGGATTTATTTCTGACAAGCAAAGTACTAACTATGGAATGTATGTCCGAGTAAGTTCTAATGCATCATATGCATATGCTGTACTTGCCAACAATTTAAATGATTGGAGATTTAGAGTTCAAGGTAATGGGCAAATTAGATCTGACCAATCTACATCCATTGCAACAGGTGCTGACTATGCTGAATTATTTGAATGGCAAGATGGTAATCCAAATGGTGAAGATCGTGTTGGGCATACAGTATCTCTTGTTAATCAACAAATCAAGTTTGCAGAACCTGGAGAAACTCCTATTGGTGTAATCTCTGCTAATCCTGCAGTTATTGGTGACACCAGAGATTTCTATTGGGCAGGTAAGTACCAAACTGACCAATGGGGCAGACAGATTATGGAACAAGTTCCAGCATGGAGATGGAAAGAAGAAGGTGATGACAAGATTCATGAATATCGCAAGGATGAAGTTCCTGAAGATATTACAGTACCATCCAATGCAGAAGATACTACTATGGGATTCCCAGTATTGAATCCAGATTATGATCCAAGTACAGAATATGTACCTAGAGATGAGCGCCCAGAATGGGGATGTGTTGGACTTGTTGGTAAACTCAGAATCAAAAAAGGTCAAGTCATTGGTGACCGTTGGTTGAAGATGAGAGATATCAATGATGAGATTGAAGAGTGGTTGGTGAGATAACCGACCCCCCTTGACAATATAAATAAAATTGTCTATAATTTACACCTGAGTTGAACTATGTCAATGTCTATTGAAGAAATGATTGAAAGCTTCAAAGAACAACAAAAAGAAGTTGTTGAAGAAGTCCGCAATCTTGAAAATCAAATTAACAGCAAGAAAGAAGATTACTTTAAATTGCAGGGTGCAATTGAAGCACTAACGATTCAACTGAATCCTCCTGAAAATGCAGGACCTGCTGATCAATCAGGACAATCTCCATCACAACCTCCTGGTTATGAAATGCCCGAAAACCTTACAGACATCCCTGGAATTGATGTAATTCCCGCTGTTCCTGAAGGATGAGTTTAAACTATATTAGAGAATACTCAATGAGTTCCACTGAAATATGTGATGAACTCATTGAGTTATTCAAAAAACATGATAAAAAAGGAAATACTCAACCAGGGCAAATATCTAGAGGAGTTGATAAAAGTACTAAAGATAGTACAGATTTAGTGCTTGGTGCTATCTTTAAGGAAGATCCACATGCAGAAAGATTAGCAGATCGCTACATGCAAGTGGTTAAGAAATGCACGATGGAATATTGTGATTATCATAAACTTCCTATTCGTGGAGTAAATCCACAAACAACTCCACAAATACAATACTACAAACCAAAGGGTGGGTATAAAGAGTGGCACTCAGATGCTACATTTACTGGTAATCAATCCAGATGTTTAGTATACATTACATATTTAAATGATGTTCCTGATGGTGGAACTATGTTTAGAGATTGGAAGTATACAACTAAAGCAAACAAAGGTAACACTGTAATTTTTCCTGCATTCTTTACTCATGTCCATAAAGGGCAGATATCTAAGAAGCATGAAAAATATATTATTACTGGTTGGTTGCATTATGTGGATTAGTCCTCTGCTAAATAAGGTAGAGGACTATTTTTATGCGTATACATGGCGCAACCAACAAGTAGAGCAGAATTAAAGGAATATTGTTTACGTCGATTAGGTAAACCTGTTCTGGAAATCAACGTCGATGATGACCAGATTGATGATCTTATCGATGACGCTATTCAATTATTCCAGGAGCGTCATTTTGATGGCGTAGAAAGAATGTTCCTGAAGTATCAATTTACTTCTGCTGATGTAGATAATTTTGGAACCAGTGCTGGTGATGTAACTACCACCATCAATGGAAGGGACTGGGTAGAAAGAAATAATTACATTGACATTCCCCCACAAGTTCTTGGAGTAAACAAGATCTTTGGAATTAAGGGAAGTAATATTAGAAGTAATCTTTTTGGATTAGAGTATCAATTGTTCCTGAACGATCTATATCAGTTCGGGTCTGTTGATATTCTTAGTTACTATATGACTAAATCATATCTTGAAACATTAGATATGGTATTAAATAATGGTGCTGTAATTCCATATCGTTTCAATCGTCGTCAAGACCGCTTGTACATTGATACGGGTAAGGATCTTATCGATGAGGGTGCATACTTAATTATTGACTGTTATAGATTGCTTGATCCGACAGAATATACTCAAATATATAATGACCCATTTTTAAAATTATATACTACTGCATTGATCAAGAGGCAGTGGGGTCAGAATCTGATTAAATTCCAAGGCGCTCAATTGCCTGGTGGTATTACAATGAATGGCAGACAACTCTATGATGATGCTGTTGGAGAATTGCAGCAGATTGAATCAGAGATGTCATCTAAGTATGAACTTCCACCTCTAGACATGATCGGATGATATGGCTAAGAATACTTATTTTAGGCACGGCACTAGAAATGAACAGATGCTCCAGCAATCGCTGGTAGATGAGTTCATTAAAATGTTTGGTCAGGATATTTTATACATTCCAAGAAAGTTAGTTCGTAAGGATACTATTTTAAATGAGGAAGTAATTTCTCAATTTGATGATTCATTCTTAACATATGCATACTTTGAAAACTTTGAAGGATTTGCTGGAAACGGAGATATCTTAACTAAGTTCGGAATCAGATCTACTGATGAGATTACTTTAAGTATGTCAAGGCAAATATTTCAAGATTTTATTGCCGTTCAAATGGTTAATGTAGAAAACATTGAAGTTGGTTCTAGACCACAAGAGGGTGATCTTGTATATTTCCCATTGACTGATAACTTATTTGAAATTAAATTTGTAGAGCATGAAGTTCCATTCTACCAGTTTGGAGCATTATACACTTATCAAATCAAGTGTGAATTGTTTGAGTACGAAAATGAAACTGCTGGTGTAGATATCTTTGATACTCAAGAAAACGAAGGATTCATTGTCAAATATTACTATGATCCTCAATCTATAACAGGAGAACCTACTATTGGAGAAATGGTAGTTGGGTCTGTTACTGGAATTACTGCAATGGTAAACAAATGGGTTCCAAGGGAAAGTTATGTTGAACTTAGAGCACCTATTGCTACTGCAGATTATAATGTATATCAGATAGGAGAAACATTGACTGGACAGGAATCTGGTTTCTCTATAAATATTTCTAGCTTTGATGAACTTGATATGGAAGATCCATTTGCTCAAAACATTGAATTTGAGAATACTGGTGATTCGATTTTAGATTTTACTGAAGTAAACCCATTTGGAGAATTTGGAAATAGGAGTTAATTATGTTAGGTAATTATCAATACAATCAGATTATTAGAAAGTGTGTTGTTGGATTTGGCACGCTTTTTAATAATCTTGAAATTCGTAAATTTAATGAAGATGGATCAGTATACCAGAGAATGAAAGTTCCTTTGGCATATGGTCCTCGTCAGAAGTTTCTTGCACGTCTAACTGAGCAACCTGATCTCGGAAGACCAAACGCTATCACTCTACCAAGGATGTCATTTGAAATGACTGGTATGAGTTATGATCCTTCTCGCAAACAAAGTCCTGTTCAATATTGCTTGACTAACGAGGACGCAGAAGGAGTTAAAAAAACATATGTTCCAGTTCCATACAACTTGGAATTTGAACTTAATATCTTGAGCAAAACACAAGATGACTGCTTGCAAATTGTAGAGCAGATTGTACCATACTTTCAACCATCCTTTAATCTCAGCATTAGATTAGTTGAGGAAGCAGGAATTGTCAAGGATGTTCCTATTGTAATGAATGACATTTCATTTGAGGATGATTACCAAGGTGATTTTGATACCAGAAGAGCATTGGTATACACTTTAAGATTTACAGTTAAAACTTATATCTACGGTCCTACCTCAGATACAGGTCTTATCAAGAAGGCAATTACAAAAGAATATACATCCACAGACCTCAATGTTCCAGGTCGTTACAGACAATATGAAGTCACTGCCAAGGCATTGGAAGACAAGAACAATGATGGAGTCGTTGATGTAATTGATGATTCACTTCTTATCTCAGGTGATGACTTTGGATTTAATGAAACTGTATCTTTCTTTGAGGATGTATGAGCGAAAACTACGAAGGAATTGAAGACGCCCTAAATGTAGATACAGAGATTGTACCTGCAGAGCAAACAGAAAAACCAAAGAAGAGAACAGAGCGTATTGTTGATATCGATAAAGATATTAAAAAAGATTACGACTATTCTAGGGGTCAGCTATACGACATCATTGAGAAGGGTCAGGAGGCGCTCTCAGGCATCTTAGACGTGGCAAATAATACAGACCACCCAAGAGCATATGAAGTCGCTGGACAGTTGGTTAAGAGCGTTTCTGACGCTACTGAGAAACTGATTGCACTACAGCAGAAGATGCAAGACCTTGAAGAAGGTCCTAAGTCCAAGCAGAAGGTTACTAACAATAATGCTCTGTTTGTTGGATCTACTGCAGAGTTGTCCAAACTTATTAAGCAAGGTCTTCTAGATAATAAATAATAATAAAACTTAGTAAGATGATCCTCAAGACAAAAGGGGTATCTGTAGATATCCAAGCAGCTGCAAATTTAGTTGGAGATGCAACTATTGTATCTGTAATTAATACTAATACTGCTCCTGTACTGATTGTTAATAGCAACGGCAACAACTTGTGGATTGCTGCTGGAGAAAGAGT